GTTTGATACTTAACTCTGTTAGAGCCTCTATAGTAGCGTTCTCGTGGATTTGGTCGGGTATTTTAAATCGTATCGTTCTATCTTCTGTCGTACCGAAATAATATCCATCATGTACTACGCCGCGCATTGTCCACGGTTTAATTGCTTGCCATTGGTCATAGGTGTAAAAATCCGCTGTGATTACTTTGCTTTGAGTACCTGACAGCATTACCAATCCGTCTTTCGTAGCATATAAACACGAGCCATTATAAAGACACGCAGAGTTTAGGCTAACAATCGGATGTGGCTCTTCAAGCGATACGATTGAACGACAGCCAGCACTGGTACATGGGCTTTCCATTGATATTACAGATGGGTATTCATCGGTTAAAATGTAACCAATTTTTTCACCGCATAAAAATCGCTTTGGCTTACCATTGAATCGGCTATATCTAAACGCCTCATTCCATGCGTGTGGCTTACGTGGCTCTGATAACCATAGTTCACAATCAACCAATCCACCTAATTGCCCATTGCCACAGTAGGTTATGTCGTGCATTTTATCAGATGGTGGTGCATATTCCTCTGTAATACACGCTTCGCCATAATCAACATGCGCCTCATGCGTGTAAACAGATGTGCCGAATGGTATTTCTTCTACCAACAGAAATTCACTCTCTGCTTCTGTTTTATCCGTACCATAATCCAATTGTGTGACATTACAATAGATTCGTACTGCGCTTATCATGTATGTTGGTAAACTCGTTGGGATTCCACTCAATACCACATCAAAATCATTATTACAATAAACTGCTTCTGACACTGGCGATGGCATTGATTCCTGCCATCCAAGCCCATCAAAATCCGATAGCAATGTATAAAAATAATGTCTTGTTTCGTTATTAAACGTATTATCAAGAGTACCAAGTGATTGAGCAGTTAGCGCAGGAATATCAACAGGGAATCCAAGTCTGCGCCACTCGCCGTTACATAGTTGGTCTTTTTTACGGATAACGGGATATTCAAGTACGTCTGTGGCCACAATGAAATCACAATCACCTTCAATCTTAGCGAATGATGCACGGCAATTATCCGCTGTTAAATAGCAACAGTTATCCGCATAGAATGATAGCCCAGTTTTATCGCTTACTTTGTTGTCTGTGCGCCAAGGTCTTAGCGTAGTACGTGACAAGTCCACATCAAGCGCAACCTGTGCCATTGATTCATTTAGATTTTGCGATTGAATACGTGGCGCAATACCACCAAACTTTGTTATTTTAAGACTTGGCAATTGAAATCTTCCACAATATTTATAAAAGAACTCTCGATAAAGTACGCCTCAAACTCTGCTGATGGCTTATCTTCATTAATTAAATCACGAAAAGTTTGCCAATAATGCACACACTCATGCACAATAACTGCATTTGGATTATTAACATTAGGTCGAATTGCTATTATCCCATAGTGTTCTCCTTGTGAGCCAACTATGTGCGAGAAATATCCTCCCTCTCGTTTGCAAAACTCTTGCATTGGAAGTTTATATTTGTCACAAAAAAAATCAAGTTGCCTTTGATTTATCACCAGCACATACTTAATAAATCCAAATGGAGATAGATGCTCATTCAATTTAATTTTTTTATTCTTTGTGATTTTAAGGCTTGGCATTATTCTGTAGCTACTCCATCACAATCGCAATCAGGCGCACACGGCGTAGCAACCTGTACAATCTCACGCACAATCACGCGCTCTGTTGGGCGTGGCACATCAATCACAGTTGATAGCCCATCGGTTGAGCAACAATTACATGGTGGGCAATGTTCAATAACTTTACATTCTTTGCATGACATCACACTCTCCATGTATTTTGTGTTGATTGAAAGCCTTGCTTAAACTCACTTACAACATCAATCTTTGCTTGATTCTCACCGATTTTATATTTTCGTTCAAATACTGAGGCGAGTTGTGTATCTGCAAATTCATACTTGCGAAACAGCAATAGGTTAGCCAATGCTCCAGCAACAATTGTACTTTGATATCGGTCAAATATTAACTTGTCAACCTCACATGCGCTCTGAGTTGGAATAGCGATGTAATCAATACGGAAACCAGCCTCTTTATCAACGACAGGCGTTTTTTTCAGCACGATTTTATTCGGTGGCTCAAACTTGTATATATGATTATCACATCGTTGGATTGGTATATTGCATCCTTGGCATCCACAGCCATTCCGCCCGAACATATAACCGCGCAGATTATCAAATGATTCGCCACGATGGCAATTGCCGTAATCAAGCCCATGTACTAAATGAACCTGTTCACTGTCGCCAGCCTCTATGTAATAGTCACGAACGCCAGCCTGTACCGATATAACAGCAATACGGCGTAGTATTTTTGTGTTACGTGCAAACTCAATCAGTGTTGCGCCAATCCATTCAAGTGCCACATCATCAGGTACGCCTTGTGCGACCACTCGAACTTGTGGTAAAAAATCAGTCAATGGTACAAACTCTACATCGCGCCCATCGTTACTGCATACGCTATACTCAACTGGAGCAGGACTATTGCATTTTGGTTTTAGGCATCCGCAAGACATTATTTAGCCTCTTTTTGATAGGTCTTTTTAACCTTGTCATGTAAGCCAAGGCGTTGATAAAACCAGTTGTAATGCTGTGTTGATTTATTTGATGACGTAACGCTTTCCTGCTCAGTACCATATAATCGAAATAGCGTGTAATCAATCATTGCAGAATAAAAATCACATCCTACTTGGTCTAATGTTTGCTCAACATCAAATGCAATTGATTTAGGCTTAACAGCACATAGCATACGCGCGTAGACTTTTTTAGCAGGTAAAACAGCAGGGCTTACAGTGAAACGATTATTGCTATTTGTTTCAATACTGTACTCGCTTGGATAGTCTGTTGATGGCTTACACCGTGTGCGACTCATAGCCGTACTTGCACCATCATCTACTTTGCGAATGTCGGCTATCTTAATTCCGTTTACGTCTGTGATTGCATCTACTTTATACAACTTATCACAACAACATGGCTGCTGTACTTCACCCTCTGATAACTCAGCGACTACGTTTTTTTGAAATAAGTCAGGGCGTACTTCAAAAATCTCGCAATAAGCCTCATTAAGCAAATCAACGATATGCGCATCCTCAAATCTATCTTTGTCAATATCGCCAATATCAAGGCGAATGCGCGTAATGAAATCTTTTACCTTAATACTCATTCAATTTCTACAGTTGTAGTTTTAGATGGGCGACCAACGGATTTTTTTACTTCTACTTTTTCTTCTGCAATAACACCAACGAATGATTGCTTTTGTGGGTGTGCAAAGTATTCATTAACATGTGCGTCTTTTGGTACATCGAACTCAATACCATTTACGTGCGATTGGTAAACAACTTGCTCTTGTAGCATACGACCGCCACGACCTTGTAATTGTGTCATTTTTAACTCCTAACGTTTGAAAATAGGTGCGCCCCGAAAGACGCACCAAAGCATCTTAAACTTGGAAGCCATCCATTTCAAAACGGCGACCGAAAAGCACGTCCATATTACCAGTAAAACCAGCAGCAGGCAAGGCTACAATTTCCAATTCAATTGCATCAACCTTAGCCGTGTGTGGATAAGCGGTAAACACAAATGAGTTTTGTGTATATGCAGCAACCGCACCACCCAATGCTGTAGGCTTACCAGTTGATTTAACGGAGGTCAATACTTCACCAGTCGCATCGTCATAAGTGCTTTTGTACTTATCGGCAGCCAAATTCAAACCTTCAACAGTAGCGATGTTGAACTCAAAGCCAGTTTCAGGGCGTTTAAAATCAACAAAGAAGTTTGTCAAAGTAGCATGGTTAGGCGACAAGAACAAACGTAACTTGTCACCGACAACCAAGTCAGCAGCAGTTTTGTTGTAATCACGTTTCAGGATAGCCATAAACTCTTTCCATTCTTTACGTTTACGGAAGCCATAGCCACCATCAACACGCAAGTCAGGTTGAGAGAATAAAGGCAAGCCGTTGTCGCTAAGTGTGCAACTGCAAGAAACATCATTCTTATCATTGCCGCCATCATATAAGTTATATACAGTCATATTTTACTCCAGTAAATTAAAGAACAATTGCCGCAACAGCAACTGAGCGACCACTCAGAACACTAACGTCAAAGTCGTAAGAGCCAATTAAGTAAATGTCATTGAGCAATTTTTCCCATTCGAGGTATTGCAATACACTTGGTGCAGCAATCATTTCAGGGTCACCCAACAGAACATACTCAACCAAACGACCATCAGCCAAACGCTTAGTAGGAATGAATGGTGAAGATTGAACTTCTGTGCCATAAACTGGCAATACCATACCGTCAATTGCAGGATTTTTTTCCAAGCAACATGAACCGCCAGCACCAAGTGCCGATTGTTCTGCACGCAAACGAGAAACAAAACCTTGCGATGCACGCAATTTCAAGTTTGGCGAACCACAGGTAACGCCCGCTTCTGACAATGCCAAATCAAGACGGCGTACAACTTCAACCGCAGTAACTTTAGTATCAGAAACATCATCTTCTTTACGCACATATTCCAATGGAGTAGTGCTATCGCCGAGTTTAATGCCACCAGTACGGAAACCAGCCTGCATACCTTGGTTATATTCAGCAGCCATTGCTACAATCATGCGATAACCATATTCCTCGTTCATATCACGAAGCATTGCGGCAATCACTTTTTCGTAACCATCTTGCATCATTTCCCATTGTTTACAATAACGGGCTGCTTGCGCACGAGAAAATTTTTCTTTAATCTCGTAGTTCTGACACATGGTCAATTCACCATTGCGAATCGGGTTAGGCAAGCCAACTGATTCACCATTATATTGATGGCGTGTGAATACTTGTGGCTCAATATTGCCAATCAAGTGATAGTGTGCAGATGGCGCACAGTTCAAGCCAAGACTTTCAGCCGTCCACGCTTGATTAACAAAGCCCATCAATGATGAACATTGGTGGATTTCGTTAATAACGATGTCGGTAAGATGTGGTGGGCGGTATAAGCCTTGGATGCCACCTAAGTCAGCGGCTAATACGTTTGTACTCATGGATTACTCCTCAAATTTTGATAAAAATTTCAATAACTCTTGCTTTGTACCTGTACGCGCAATGCGTGACTTCTCGGCAATATCAGCAGCAGTCATTTTCCGTTTGCCATTACTGGCTTGTTTAGGTGAAATCGCTACGCCAGTTGGTCGTGCGCTTGCGATTACTTTGTTACCTTCGCCATTCTTAGTGCTCAGATATTCATCAAGTACCATACGAATAGCAGGAATTTTAGATACGTCTAATTTTTCACCAGCAGTCAAAACTAAATCCATTGCAGATGCACCAGAAAAATCTTTCTTCTCAGTCGCCCATTGAACAAAGTCGCTATTCGGAGCAAGTAACCCTTGAATTTCAGGGATAGTGCTTGCCACTGATTGCATCCAAGTTGTTTGTGCGCTCTTGCGTTCAATATCACCAAATCGAGCATTAACACGTTCATCAACTACTTTTTCAAAGTCAACAGGCTTAGTATTACCCATCGCTTTCAAGACAGCAGCATTTGTTGTGCGAATTACTTGATTAGCAACGTCATCACCGAGTGACGAACGTAACCCCTCAGCATCTTCATCGCTTACAAATGATTGATTTTGAACGGTTTTTTCACGCAAAGCAGCCAACTCAGCAGCATTTTCAGCAGCAATTCGCCGTTCTTCTTCACGTTCAGCGCGTTCAGCCTTGCGCTCCTCTGATAATTCAAGCAACTTCTGTGCTGCGAACGCTCCATTTTCAGCAGAGATACGCAATCGCTCACGTTCTTCTTCTGCTTTAGCAAGTCGTCCACGCCATGAATTGATGTCATTATCATTATCAACTGGTTTTTCATCGACAGTTTCTACCTCATTAGAAACAACAACTTCTTCTTCTGTTTCTTTTTGTGGTTCTTTACCGATTTTTTCCAATCGAGAGCGCACATCAGGCGGCAATGTATCTGCAATACTCATATCTTATTCCTTGTGCATCAGACCTTGCGGAGTGACACGGTTAGTAGTTAAATTAAAAAAGCCACCAAAACGGTGACTTGCTTATTTGTTAAAGGGCGTTATAGACTAACGTGTCTATTCGTTGCCTTTGGGTTATCGGGTTTAAAAATCATGCCAGTTAAATCTGCAATAGAGTTAGCGGCACTTTGATACTCTTTTTTCAATTCGTGGTTCATTTCACGCCGAGCCATTGATTGCATGACAAGCCATTGAGAATAAAGAAAATCCTCTAACTTGGTAGAAGTACCTTTATCCCGTGACAACGCATTTTGCAACTCAGATAATTCATCCTGTGAATTATCAGGTGCGAACATTTGTTGCCAGCGTGGCATGTCAGTGTTTTTCATTACTCACCACATGAACTGCATTTACCCATTTTCCCTTTTGAGCCAGCAGGAATAGGTTGTTTTCCAGTATTGCCAAAAATCATTCCAGCAACTTTAGATGTGCTATCTTGTACGCGAACAGGTGTATTACCTTGTGATTTTGGATTCGCGTTTTTGTTAGTTTGAACAGCCATTATTTACTCCTAAATTAACAACAGCACTTGCGTACTATTGGGTCATCAAAATGGTCGATAACAATATCGCCATCACCTTCATACACAAAATAATAAACACCAGCATCATCAATCAATGCGTGTGGATTATCATGTGTTAAAACAACTTCAACTCCGCACCGCTTATACGGCATACTATTTACATTAGCATTGTCGCTTGGAGGTACAGGGTTTGGACAACATGCCGATTCATCAACAGCCCATCGAGTATTACCCAATGAATCAACACGGGCACGGCGTACTGTTACTATTTCACCGACTGCCAAATCCCACACAATTACTGAATGTGGGTACTTAGATACGGCGATATTAGCCGATTGTGGATTAAGCGGACTTAGTTTAAATCCCATGCCTCTGTCCTTAATCGTACTATCGGTTACAGAAATATGTGTTTTGATAGTCATATTGTCCAATTTTGTTATAGTCTGATTTAGTTTATCACTATACCACTTGCGCGACAAACTCGCCATTCACGCGCTTGTAGTAAACTGGTGCGCCGTTTTTACCATTCTCAAAACGATAATCAACCG